CGGATTACCCGCACGGGGGTGGTCGCTGGAAGGACCCGTTGCGGTCATGGGCCCAGCCTCTCGAACGCCTGGCGCAGGCGGAAGCGGATGCGGCTCTCGAACTGCTGCTGCATGTCGCCGGCTGCAGCGATACGCGGCAGGTCGAGGCGCTGCCGATAGCTGCCCGACCTGACGAACATGAGCACCGGGCGCAGCACCGCGCCTCCGGTGCCGGACTTTGCCCAGATGCCTGGCGCCAGATGCTGCGTCGGGCCGGAGCGCAGCCGGCCGTAGCTGACGAAGTACTCGACGCCGCCGATCACCTTCGCGCCAGAAGCCGAGCGCCCGACCTTGGCCAGCTGGGCACGGCGGCGTGCCGTCATGTTGGCCCGGTAGCCCTGCTCGCCGAATGCTTGGAAGTAGGACAGCAGCTGCACGATAAACGGACCGCGCAGGTTGCCGCGGCCATCGTCGCTGCCGGGGAACGGATCGCGCGGGATCACGGTCTGGTAGCCCTGCGGCAGGATGCCCACGCGCTGCAGCGCCACCTCGCTGCGCTTGTTGCGGCGGCGGCCAGTGTCGATGTGGGCCTGCAGCACTTTGCTGGGCTCGATGCCCTTGCCGCCCTGGTAAGTGGGCTCGACCTCTGCCGTCAGCTTCTGCGGCGTGGCCATCTTGACCCGAACGCTGGACAGGATGTAGGGCGTCGGCCGATCGAACGCGGTGCGCATGTCGCGCTGGTACTGCGCGCGGACCTTGAACGCGGCATCGTTCAGCGCGGCCGCGCACGCCTGGCGCAGCCCGTCCTGGCCCAGCGCCCGCAGCTGCTGCGTCAGCTTCTCGAAGCCCTTGGCCTCAAGCCGGATCTGCACAGCGCCCTCCCTGCGTCGGCCCAGCCTGCACGCACGCGCCCTCGCCGTCCAGCGTGCGCATCATCACGAACGCGCCGCCCTGCGCCTGCATGCCGAACAGCTTGAGCACGTCCGTGTCGTCGCCCCACGGCGTGCCGACGGCCACTGCGCCCTCGCGGGCGAAAAACCAGCCTGCCTCGCCGGCCAGGCCGCGGCGCACGCACTCGGTGACGTGGGCATCGCCCATCGTGCGGCGCCAGTCCTTGACCATGCTGGCCGTGCGCGGCATCGCGCTGGCGATCAGCGAGCTGACGCCGCCGGCCATCTGACCGGTCGCCCTTCCCTCTTTCTTCCCTTCGCTCATCTGCTTCTGAGTCATGGTCTTGGGGTATGGGGGTGCGTTACGCGGGCGTTACGCGCCCGTCACGCCGCAAACCCGCGTGGTTACGTGCGTTACGCCGTTACGCGACGGTCCATCACACATGCACGCGCACGCGCATGTGTGCATACGCGCGGAGTGGCGTAACACGCGAAACGCACGTAACGACGCGGCTTCCAGCCGAAACGCCTGCCGTAACGAACCACCGTGTGGCGTAACACGCCGGCTCATGCCGCGGCCTCCAGATCGGCACCGGTGATGTCGCGCAGGTAGTCGCGCAGCACGTTCTCGAACGCGCGCACGCTGTCTGCCGCCCACATGCCCTCGCTGATGCCGGCCGGCGGGCCGGCGTGCGCCGGGAGCCAGCAGCGCACCGCGCGGCGCCCGTTGGTGTCGTGCAGCTGCACGACCTTGTAGACCAGGCGCGGGCCGTCGTCCGTGCTGCCGCTGTGCTCGCGAAGCCATCGCTGCACCTCGGACGTAAACCTGCCCTGGGAGGGTGGGAACCGCTCACCGTAGACCGTGCACCACCGGGCGAATGCCCGGTACAACTGCTCGGCAGAACACACCCGCAGAGGGAGCGGGAGATACCCGGCCATCCACTCGTGCGCAAAGCGCTGCGCGGGCAGCCAGCCTGACTGGATCAGGTCAGCCTTCGCCTTCGTGAGCATCGGCTTGGTGTGCCGGTCAAACTCACCCAGCGGGTAGTGCTGCAGGAAGTGCAGCCACTTGCGCGCGCCGTCGGCTCGCAGGAAGTCGCGCACGCGCTCGTACAGCGACACGTCGCCGGCCAGCGGCGTGTAGATGACCATGTAGCGCCGATCGCGTTCCTCGAGCGCCAATGGCTGGCTCTCGTTGGACAGGAACACCACGTTGGCGTGGTTCGACTCCCAGCGCGTGGCCTGCTGAATCTCGCGGATCGGGAACTTCTGCTCTTGCGTGACGATCAGCTTCAGCCGGTTCTTGTTGTGGTACATCTCCTGCCGGCTGACCACCTCGTCGCCGATGATCGCGAGCTTCTGCGACAGCCAACCGTTGAACTTGTCCTCGAGCTCCGTCTGCCCGACCGTGATGCCGTAGCGGCCATACAGGTCGCGCCAGACGTCCCAGTACAGGTTCTTGCCCGTGCCCTGCGGGCCGTGCATCACCACGGCCGTCTGCATCTTGGCGCCGAGCTGCTGCAGCGGCAGCGCCTGCCAGCGCAGCACCCAGTGCATCACGGCCTTCACGCCTTCTGGCGTGTCCGCGCTGTCCGCGCACAGGTGGCGCAGCAGATCGAGCATCGGCAGCACGTCCTCGACGCGGCACTCCAGAGGCAGCGTCTCCAGCCCGCCAAACAGCTGGATGCAGCCCTCGGGCAGATCCTGGCCGGGCTCGAACATCAACTGCTCGGGCATGACCATGCGCCGGTTGGGCGAGTTGAGCCACGCCTTGACCGCGTCGCTGGTCATGGCCAGGCGCAGCGCGTCCACCGGCACGATGCGGTGCGATTCCTCGTCCCAGCACGTCTTGGTGCCGTAGATCAGCGCAAAGGCGTCCATCAGCCTGGAGTAGTTGCCCAGGTTGATGGTCGACTTGCGCCGCGTGCGTTGCCCCTTCCCCTCGGGCGGCGCGGAGGCGCCCCCAGATGGCGGGGTTGGAGTAGGGTCGCTCATCTGGACGACGTTGTCAGGCGGCATTCAGGATTTCCGAACCCAGCATGGGCAGCACGTGGCGCAACTGGCGGCGCACCGCGTCCAGGCCTTCGCGCTGGTGCAGGTCGTTGAAATCGGTGTCCTTCGGCCCACGGTTGCGCGGGCGGAAGATCGGCCAGGTGTAGGCCGCGTCGGCCACAGCCCGGCACAGCTTGTGGGCCTTCTCGCGGCCCGGGTTGCCGGCGGTGCGCCAGTCGTCGTCCGCACACACGAGCAGCGGCGACTGTGGGTACAGCGCGCGCAGCAGCTCGGCCACCGGCAGCAGGTTGCCCGCGTCGAGCGCCACCACCACCGGCAGGCGCCGCTGCAGCGCCATGCGCAGGCTCAGCGCCGTGGCGTAGCCCTCGCACACGACGACGGGTTCGCCGACCACCACGTGGCCCAGCCGCAGGCAGGTGCCCGGCTTCTCGAAGCCCTTGGTGAAGCGCTTGACGCCGTCCGCGCGGATGACCTGCAGCGCCTTGAGCGCGCGCTCGCGCGGCTGGTCGTAGCGCAGCAGCGGGATCACGATGGACCCGTCGCGCAGGTAGCGGCAGCCCTCGGGCTCGACACCCTTGCGTCGCAGGTACAGGCTGTCGCCTTCGCGCGATGCGCTGGACCACAGCTCGGCGGCCGTCATCGCGGCCTGGGCGGCGGCCTGCGCGCGCAGCTCGGCGTCGCGCTCGGCCTGATCGCGGCGGCGCTGCTCGAGCGCCGCGCGTTCGGCATCGCTGATGCCGCGCCAGTCAACCTCGACGCGGTGGCGCTCCTGGCCCTTCCAGTTGCCGAAGCTGCCGACGACGACGTGGCTGCCGCCGTCGGTGCGCACCTCGCGCAGCCTGTACCAGTGAGCCTTCTTCGGGCCGAAGCGCACGACGCGACCGTCCAGGCGCAGCGGCGCGGGCGGCGCGTCCAGCCCTGCGCACAGCATCTGCCCGATCACGTCGTGCGGCGTCATTCAACCCGCCCAACCGAGGGTGGGCGCCCTCCCGGGTGTACGCTGAAGGTTCCACAACCACCCAGCCCCAGGAGGGCCCCCATGAACGAACGTGCCAACCTCGTCGCAATGGCCGACGGCGCCGCGCAGGCGCTGCTCAAAGCTCTCGACACGACATCCGCCGACGACCAAATAGCCAAGCAGAACGCCGCCAACACGCTGCGCAACGTCCTTGCGGAACTCGGCGAGCGCATCAGGCAACTGGAGGAGCGGATGGCCACCAGAAAAGGCTGACGGCTCATCGCCGCGCGGCGGCACGGGCGGCTGCCCACGCCTTGCTGTGGCCGCTTGTCCGCTGCCACTCGAGCCGCGCCCCGAACGACCCGCCGCTTAGGCGGCAGATCCGCCTGCGGCGATGCCGGCCGGCGCACCGCGCCAGGTGCACGCGCGCCTGCGTGCGCCTGTAGTGCCACTCCACGTCTGCCCACGGACCATCGCCCTTGGGCGTCAATCTGTCGGTCGCCATCGTCATCCCTTCCCAGTTGCTCAGCGCCTGAGCGCTCCGTCGTGAAACCCGGACGGCACGAAGTCGGCGCCGTCCAGTTCCTCATCTGCACCGCGATTGCGCTGGCGCCTGCGGTCGGCCTGCCCCAAGATCCCCCAAAGGAGGGACATGCAATTGCGTCGAACGACCTCGCCGACCGGCATGTCCTGCGCGATGGCCTGGCGCTGCACGTCGACCAGTTCGCTGTCCGTGAACATGACCTTGACCGCGTGCACGCGCTTGCTCATCGCCTACTGCCCGAAAAAGGCAGCCCCAGCCAGCGCACGCGCGCCGGCCGGGGCCGAAGGACGACTGCGAAGCCGTCGGGAGGAGACAACCGGTGCTGTCATGCTGCCTTTTGCTCAGCCAACAGTTCGTCGATGTCCAAATGCCTGCGCGCCAGGTGCGCCAGCACGCGGTTCTCCGCGCTTTCCGGCAACTCGCCGTCATCAGGCCACTGCGAAATCGCGCTCGGCGTGATGCCGAGCCGGCTCGCGGCGGCCGACACCGTTCCGCCGAGCAACGCGATGGCAGTGCGTTTGTCCATGGCGCCGATGTTAGCGGGTTAACTACGTCGGCGCAAGCCGGCTAATTCCATTAGGCGGCTTAATAGCGCATGACCACGCTGCAAGAGCGAATCGCCGAGTTGATGCAGGTGATGAGCTGGACACACACGGATCTGGTGCGCATCAGCGGCCAGTCCTCCAGCCTGGTGTCTCAATGGCGCGGACAAGCGGCACGACCAGTGCGCCGCATCGCAAAGATTGAAGCTGCCGAGGCGTTGGAAGCAGCCAGCGGCTTCAGCGCTTTGTGGATCGCAACCGGACGCGGACCCAAGTTTGCTGCCCGCTCAGCGGGTTCGGCCAGCGTTGCCCGCAGCGACGTCGGCACCTACACGGTTTTCCCTCCGTCGGAGGATGCCGCGCGCCTGGTCGAGCGTCTGGCGCGCATGCTGGAAGCATTGCCGCAGCAAAAGCTGCATGAAGCGCAGCTTGCCTTGCAAACGCTTGCCGCAGCGCCGGACAGCCAAAGAGCACGCGACGCTTTGGCGCGCGCTTTGGCGCCAAACACCACATCAGCGTGACGCACCCCACACATTAGGGGGATCGTTGATTAGCCCGCTTTACAGCGGCGGTTAGCCGGCTTATAGTGCGCCCCATCAACCCGATGGAGCGCAACGTGACCCACAGCGACACGCACCGGCAGCACAGGCCGCTGGACTCCGAGGTCCAGAAAGTCCAAGCCGACACCGGCATGGACTACCTGCAGGCCTACCGGCACCTGCAGTCGCGGCACTACGCAGCCGAGCATGTCGCGGCCAAGCGGCGCGCCGCCGTGCAGCACTGCATCGACAGCTGGCAGGCCAAGGCGCCGCCGCCGCCCTCCACCGAAGAACTGCTCGCCTGCCTGCGCGACCTGGTGAACGTGGCCGGGCAAGCCTACGACGTGCAGCGCGACGGCGTGCTGGTGGCCACGCACCCCACCATCACCCGCGCTCGCTACCTGCTCGGCCTGCTCAACCACAGCTGAGGAGCCGCCATGAGCGTCACCACCCGCTTTCTCGTCGCCATGTTCTTCGGCGCGATGCTCGTCGTGCTGCTGTCCGCCTGCGGCGGTGGCAGCGAGCCGCTGCCCAACAGCCAGGCCGGCGTGGCCGACACCGGCGTGCCGATTCCGACCCCGCGCGTGGACTGCGCGCTGCGCCCGGAGCTGTGCACATGAGCGCCCTGATCAACGCCCGCGTCATCGCCGAGCGGCTGGCCGAGCACATGCGCCTGCAGTGGCTGCAGGTTCGCGCGGCGGCGGCCGACAGCGAAATCCGCAACGCGCACACCGCCGGCATCCGCGGCACCGAGACGCTGCGCGAGTACGCGCTGCAGCGCGACGCCTACTGGGCCGAGATGGCCCAGATCGAGACGCACCGCCTGCTGCGCAAGCTGGAAGCGCGCGCAACGAGGCTCGCACGATGAGCGCCACCAGCAGCGTGCGGCCGTGCCTGCGCCACGTGGCGCAGTCTTTCGCGCGGCACTGGCAGCCCGAATGGCCCACGCAGCTCGAGCGGGCGCTGCGCCACCCGATTGCCGGGCCGCTGATCCGCGCCGGCGCGTGGCGTCTGGCACGCGCCGAACACCGCAAGGCCGCCCAGGCCGCAACCCAACCCACACCGGAGGTCGTGTGATGGACTACCTGTGCGACAGCGCACGCAAGATCGCCGATGTCAGCAGCGTCGCCGACATCGAACTGCACTCCGTCGACGTGATGGTCGACGGGCAGCAGTGGTGGGACACCCGGGTGATGCTCGACCCGCGCGAGCACTGCCCGGACGTCATCGAGATGAGCACCTGGGTGCTCGACTACGCGACGGCGCGCGGCCTGGCCGTGCGGCACCACGAGCAGCCGCACCTGGTGCGCATCGTGCGCGACGTGATGCCCGCAGCACTGGAGACGATGTGATGCGCGCGCCCGAATCTGCCCCGTCGACCGTGCCGCCGCGCTGGGCCTGGGTGCCCTGCGACAGCGAGTGGCCCGAGCCGCACATGGGCCGCGTGGTGCCGCGCATGCCGCGCAACCGCAACCCGGTGCTGACCAGACCGGCGCGGCCCGCACCCGTACAGCCCCGCGCCAAGCTCACGCGTGCGCCGGCAGCTGCCGGGCCGCTGCGGCGCAACAAGCAGCCGATCGGCGACACGCTGCGCGGCGCGCTGGTGGGCGCTGCGATCGCGCTGCTGGGCATGCTGGCCGTGCATGCGTGGAGCCTGACATGAGCGAGCGCATCACCCTGATCGGCCTGGTCGGCCAGGCCGGCACCGGCAAGGACACGGTGGCGGGCCTGCTGTCCTACCACTACGGCTTCCTGGTCGAAGCATTTGCCGACCCGATCCGCGCGATGGTGCGCACCGTGCTGCGCGGCCACCAGTTGCCCGAGGCTGCGCTGACGGAGCGCGCCTTGAAGGAGCAGCCGCTGCCGCACGTCGACATTTCGCCGCGCGTGCTGATGCAGCAGCTCGGCGAGGCGTGGCGCCGCGCAGACGAGAACGTCTGGGTAAAGCTGCTGGCACTGCGCTGCGGGCTGCACTCAGCATCGGCCTGCCAGGTGCACGACCGCATCGTGATCGCCGACGTGCGCTACCGCAACGAGGCGAGCTGGATCCGCCAGCGCGGCGGCAAGCTGCTGCGCGTGATCCGCGACGTGCCGGCGGTGGCCGCGCACGAGAGCGAGCAGCAGTTCGGATACATCGCGTGCCACGCGACGATCCTGAACGACGGCACGCTGGACGACCTGCCGCGCAAGCTGGACGAAGCGCTGCACGCATCGCGCGTCGACCTGAGCCGGCGCAACGGCAGCACGCTGGCCTGGCACGACACCGCCGGCAGCGGCCTGGACGGCACAACCTTTCGGCGCTGTGATGAAGACTGAAATGCGCCTGGTGCTGTACTTCGTGGCGAACCGGGACGAAGAACTGACGTTTACGGACGCAGCGATGAAGTTCGGCGTGCCGTCG